CTACTTCACGGTACCGCTGTCGCGCTCAATCATGTTGGCGACCGAACGCTTCCCCGGGGATGGCGGCTGCCGCGCTGGCTGGCCACGCTTCTGACCTTTCACTTCGTGACCCTGCTCTGGGTCTTCTTTCGCGCGCCGAACCTGTCGGTGGCGGGCCAGGTCATCCGCGAGAGTCTTGGCGGCGCATCGGTCGGCGACCTCGGCGCTTTTCTTTCCGCCCACAGCTTCGAATGTTGCCTGATAACCTTGTTCTTCCTGGCGCATCCATGGGATGAATCGCGACGCCTTCGTGTCATCGCCCGGAAGGGACCCAAGACAGTGGTCGCCTGCGCGCTCGCCGCCGCCATTGCGCTGTCGGTAGCGGTCGGCGTGGGAAGCTCGGCACAGTTCATTTACTTCGAGTTCTAGACGGCGACACCGCTGTTTCAGCTGGGCAGCCGGCTTGTTCGTTACCGTTGCCTCTCGTAGAGGCAAGGCGAAGTGACATTGGGGTGATCCGTCGCGCTATCGCACCGATCACCATGGAGCTATCGTGCTGGGACCACAAGGGAGCGGATGAGGCAAGGGGAATGGTAGAAGGCATACCTGCGCGCAGACAGTTGCTCTTCAGTATCTTGAGCATCCTCATCGCCCTGCTTGTTTCCTTCGGGTTGAGCGAAGCGCTGATACGCCTGAAGAACGCTTCGATGAAGAACTACGACATCGAGATGTGGCGCTATGCCAAGGAACTGAAGGTTCGGAGTCCGGACCCTCGCCTCGGATTCGAGCATGTGCCTAACTCCCAAGCCACGCTCCAGTCGGTGCTGGTCCGCATCAATGCCTGGGGTCTTCGGGGAGGGCCGGTCGCCGACAAGCCTCAGTCAGGTGTGCGCCGCATCCTCCTTCTCGGCAGCTCGATCGCCCTAGGCTGGGGCGTCCCGGAAGATCAGACTTTGTCTGCCCTTCTCCAGAAGAGGTTCACGGACGCGGGTCAGCATGTTGAGGTCCTCAACGCAGGAATCGGAAACTACAACGCCGAGCGCTATGTCGAGCGCTTTCTAATCCGCCTAGCTCCGCTGAAGCCATCGGACATCTTGGTCCTGGCTTTCGTGCGGGACGGGGAGCAACTCGATCCCGGCGGGGGCAACTTCCTGCTACGCAACAGCGAGCTGGCGGTAACGATTTGGATCGCTTTCCATCGACTATTCGACGCCAGCGGAGAAGGGAGCTTGGTCGATCACTATAGGGCCATTTACGCCCCTGGATCCCATTCCCTTGAACTGTTGCAGACGGAATACGCCAAGCTCGCTGACTATGCCAAGGCGCACGGCATTCGGGTGACGGTCGCAATGATGCCGGACATTCATAATCTACAAGACTACCCGCTCGGATTCGTACACGCCGTCTTCGCCGCCATGTGCAGGCGGTTAGGTTTCACTTATATCGATCTGCTGCCTGCCTTCACTGGCCTGCGGCCAGAGGACATCTGGGCCATGCCCGGAGACCCGCATCCGAACGCGACCGGCCACGCAATCATGGCAGCGGCTATTTTCCCGGTGCTGGCGGCCGAGGCGCAAACCCCTAGCAATGGCAACTAGCCGGCCGGGCTTGCATAAAAGCCAGACAGACCTTGGAATTTCATCCGGGCGCAATCTAGGCGGCCCGGACGGTGCAACGATGGACATCGATTACGCCGACACGCAGCGAGAATTCCGCCTGAAGGTTCAGGCGCTCGCCAATTTTCTCGCGCCGTCGACCGCGCGCCGCTATTGGCGGTGAAACCAGGCGGTAGTGGCCGTTCGGCGTCAGGTTCGGGAGACGCTGGGAATCCGTTAGCGCAGCCAGAAGAGTCCTGGCACTGAACCTGCGCCTCGACATTCCTGGGGCACATTTGCCGGCCGAGGGGCGCGGTGGAGCTGTAGGTTCACGGATTCACTGATAGTTCTCGCGCGTGTTTCACCTTTCTCATCGCGTCCGCCATGTCATCGAAGAGGCAACCGGTGGCATCACCGGGGTCCAGCCGCTCGACAACGGGCACGCCGGCGCCCTCCAGAAACCAAACGCGTTCGCCAGTTGTCGTGTTTGTCGCGTCAAACTCCTGCCAGTACGTGCGGTAGGTGCAGACGTCCACCCTTCGACCTTGGATGATCGTTGTCACCCGATGAGAGTCGCAGTAGTGCGACATGCAGGCCTCGACCACCATGCTGTCCCCGTCGACCAAGATCGGGAAAGAGGTCCTCCAGGCCAAGATGACTTCCCGATAGAACTGATCGCCGATCAGCTTCTGCAACGCCGCTCGAATGCTGGCCAGCTTGTAGAAGTCGGCATGGTCCGGGCCTTCGAAGGCATATCTGTTTGCCCATTGCGCCGGCTTCGGCCAGTCGTCCGCTTTCGCCGATTCAGCCGTTGCAATTGCAGCCAGCATGCCTGCGATCAGAACCAGCCGGCGCAGCCGCGGATTTGCACGACGGCGGATCATCATGAGCGAACTCTCTCATCAACTATCCCGCATCGAACTTCCAAGGACAGAATGCGAATCGTTTCCCGGGTACTCTGTCGCGCGGGCAATGCTTCGCGCGTCTCCGGGTCTACCATCGTTCTGCCAGAGCCTTCCCGTTTTTCGCCATTGCAACGAAGTCTTCCACCGACTCAAGTCTGCATTGGTTGTCATCGGCTGGATCGCGCTCGACGCCCGGCATCCCGACGCCTTCAATGAACCAGAGACGCTCCTCCGGCGGCCAGGGTGGGGAACCCGGTGTTATGGGTGGGGAAGCATGGTACAGGCAGACCGTGACGCTTCGCCCTTGAATCACGGTTGTGACCTGATTGGAGTCGCAGGCTTGCGGCTTGCACCCCTCGACAAAGATCGCATCGCCCGCAGCGATGACCGGCGAATACTGGTTCCATGCCAACAGGACGCGCCAGTAAAATTGTTCCCCAACTAGACTCAGCAGCGCCGCCCGAACGCTTGTCAGCTGATAGAAGGTTGCTCCGTCGAGTCCATTGACCGGCGATTTGCCGGACCACTTCGCCGGGTCAGGCCAGTCATCCGCTTTGGCTGGAAGAGCCGCCGCAGCAGCCATGAGAATGAGGACGCTCAAGGCCAGTCGGGCAAATGGCCGAACGAAAGTCACGATCGAATTCTCCCGTTAAGCGCTAAACTGGATACCACGATCATCATTGGCCTTGGGCAATTCATTGTCAAAGTTATATGAGATATATTCTCGTTTTACGAGTATCCTCGGATGACTCGCTGTCCGAAGGCCCGCATTCAAAGCGAACGGCGGCCACGCCGTCTCGAACTCCTCGGGTTGGGCACGCCTAACCGGCGTCACCGACGGCCGCCGTTGGCAATGGTTCCCTGGCTATTCGCAGGCGCGCTCAGTACGGAAGCCGGCGACGAGGGTTGCTGCGGGGCCGGCGCCAGTGCCTGCGGTGTCACCGCTCCGGGCGCGGTGCCCGGGGCGGCAAATGCGCCGCCGGTCGGGAACCGCCAGTTCGGGTTCGCGAAGTTGGGCGTCATGCCGAGCTGGAAGGGGTTCATCGCCCAGGCCGGCACCGCGCCATAGGCGTTGCCGATGAGGTTGCCGCCCGGGTTCTGGCTCATCAGGGGCGCCAGCGAATAGCCGCCGAGCTGCGGCGGCTGCGGAATCGGTCCCGCCGCCGGCGTGCCTGTCGCGGCGGCGAAATGCCGCTGGCCGCTGCGCGGGTTCAACGTGCCGTGGGCGCCGAGCGCATGCAGCAGCATCGCCTCCCGCGGCGAGATCCGGGCGTTGATCGTGTCGCCGGCGACGCCCCTGTTCCGCCCTGCGGATTGAACGTTGCGCGCGGCCGCCGGGTTGCGCTCGGCGGATTGCATCATGAGGGCGATGGTGGGGTTCATGGTCCTATCCGATGATGAGGAGGAAGAACTTGCGGTCGGTCAGTCCGTTGTTGGCGTGGGCAAGCGTCATGGTCTTGGCGCCCTGCGACGAGACATAGAGCCCGCCGGCGGCGATCTCCGCCGCCGCATCGGCCGTCAGTGGGCAGAAGCCGATGAAGCTCCCGCCGCTGAGGCGCGGGTCGTTGACCACCGTGCTTCCGGCATTGGCGGTGAGCGTCACGGCGAGCGTCGCGTTGAGATTCCCGCCGAGCGCGCCGTTCAGGATGGCGACCACTCGGGCGAGCCAGGCGGCAAGCGCCGGCTGGCCCGGCACCGGCGGGGGCTGGTCGAGGCCCTGGAAGCCTGTTGCCATCAGAATCGCCCCTCGGGTCTGATGTCGAGATCGTCGATCCCGATGACGTGGCTCCAGCTTGCCCCGGCCGTCGTCCTGATCCGGCCACGCACATAGCGCGCCGCCTGGTTCATCGGACAGGTGCCGAGCCCGTTGACCGGAACCGAAGGCCCGAAGACGACCGCGTCCATCTGCCGGTTGCGATATCCGAGTTGCATCTGCGGCGTGTCGCCGTCCACCAGCGGCCGGGCACCGCGCACCCTGACCAGCTTGCCCGCGCCGGGCGCTGCCTCGATCGTGTCCACGGTCGCGGCCATCGCCGCGCCGTTGAAGAAGCCGACCCTGTGGGCCGCGTCCGCGGCCCCGATCAGGCGGTGCGCGATTCCCGTCCAGACCTGGCTGTCGAAGGGGAATGGGATGTTCTCGATCGCGCCATAGGCGGCGCTCAGCTGTTCGATGGTCCAGGCCTGCTGGGTCGCGCCCGAGAACATCAGCTCGATGTTGAGCCCGTTGACGTGGGCGAAGCGGTCGACCGCCCAGTTGTAGAGCAGGATGTTGTTCGGATTTCCGTTCGATGCATTCGCGTCCGGAAAGGCGACGGCGTATAGCTGGTTCACCTGGTCGATGGCCGAGCAGACCCGCGGGAGCTGCGTCTGGTCGACCAGGCCCCAGAACCAGTTGTTCACCCGCTCCTGGCCGATCGGCTCGATCACCGTGCCGTAGAGCACGACGTAGAAGCCCGAACGGTCGCAGAAGAAGCTGCGTTCCTTGTAGGTCGCGAGCGTGCCCGGGATGGTGAGCCCGATATTGTCGGCGATCTTGCGGAACTGGAAGATATCGGGGACGCCGACATATTGTCCGGCGCGCACCGCGAATTCCTGGAAGATCGTGCAGCCGAGGTCGAAGCTCGTCAGCCCCTGCACCCAGCCGCCGTCGGAAAGATCCTGCTGGCTCGCCTGGGTCACTTGCGACGACGCCCAGGATCCCGCGTTGTCGATCGGCCCCCATTGCAGGCGGTTGCGGGCATTCCCCTGGTTGCCTGTCATGAAGAACCGGCTGACCACGGTGCCGTATTTGGCGATGGGCGGAGAGCCGGCGGCGGCCGAGAAATTCGTGTCGCTGTCGATGTCGAACTGCTGCATCGCGTCCACGCCGTTCTGGGCATAGACGATGTTGCCGAACTGCTCGAAATCCCAGAGGCCGTCCGAAGGGCAGGCATAGGCGCCGCCGCTCGCCCGCGTGACGTCCGTCAGCGTGGCGCCGGAGACGGAGTAGATCTTGTCCACGGTGCCGACGAACAGCAGGCCCGTGCCGTTCGACGCTCTGGCGAAAAAGGCTCCCTGGATCCTGGCATCCGCCGCACCGGTCCGCGCCGCGAAGCTTGGGAACGGCCGATAGCTCTTCGAGGCCGGGAAGCAGTTGAGCGCCTCCAGCGACCCTTCCGAGGCCAGGTCCGGGGTGTCCGGGGTCCAGGGGCCGACGGGGATCATGGTTCAGGCCCCGGCCACGTTCGAGCGCATCTGCAGCGCGCCGCCGCTGTAGCGGTCCGTGGCGTTGGCCGCCTGCAATCCGTTCACGGCCGAGCAATAGACCCCGTAGAACTTCTGGGCGTCCTCCTCGTTGCCGAAATAGATCGCGGCCTCCAGCAGCGCGCCGTAGAGATAGACGTCGGGTTTGTTGGTCATCAGCCAGTTCGGCGCCGAGGCCAGCGGACCGAACTTCCTGTAGAACCCCATGCGCACGGCGTAGCTCGAATCCGCCGGCGGCGCGAAGCGGATGCAGTCTCCGTCCAGCGCATAAACGGCCGGCTGGTCCGGGCTGGCCGACATCCAGGTCGAATCGATGGTTTCCGGCGCTACCGGCGAGAGCTTCGACGGCGGGCTCGTCTGGAGATAGATCGAGCGCATCTCGAGATACCCGGCCGGCAGCGGCACGCCGCCTTCAGGCACCAGGTTCCACGCGGTTCCGTCGCAGTAGAGCTCATACCCTCCGCCCGCCACGATGTCCCCCGCCGCGACATCGGCCTGGGGCACGCCCTTCTTGATCGCGAGCGGTCCGCCGCCTGCATCGAACGTCGCGGCACCCGTGTTCGAGAAGCCGGCCACGAAATCCACCACGTTCCCCGGCGCATTGGCCGGTGCCGGCACCGGCGCTGCGATCTGCGCGTTGGCCGACCCGGTCGATGTCCCTCCGGTCGCGGCTGGCCCCGTGATCAGCGTCGCCACCGCCTCCATCGCCCGGATGCGCAGCGGCCGGCAGGCATAAGGCAGGTCGCCGCCATAGGCGATCCGGCTTTCCGCCAGCGTCACGAAATCTGGCGCCGGCGTGCTGACCAGCGCATCCCCCGGACGCGCCAGATAGTTGGCGATCGCCGTCTGCAGATCGCTGTAGGTGGCAATGGCCATGGGCTGCTCGCTTTCTTCGCCTCTACTCGTCACCCCCGCGGAAGCGAAGGTCCAGGAAACAGACGAGGATTTTGTCGCCCTGGATTTCCGCCTTCGCGGGAATGACCATTGAACGAAGCCGCAAAGGCACGAGAGACAGAGAAAACTCGTGGGGCCGGCCAGCGGTCCCTTGCGTTTGCTTTTTTCTTCTCTCGTGTCTTTGCGGCTCACTCGCGCCGTGTTCATGAAGCCGAATCGCAACCCCAACATCGTCATGGCCGGGCCGCCCGAAGGGCGAGACCCGGCCATCCACGCTGCGTGTCTGCAATTGATTAAATCCTGCGTCGCGCCTACCTAGCTGACAGTCATTGCGCAATTGGCGAGGACGCTGGCATGGCTGTTCAACTCAACCACACCATCGTCTGGTCGTCCGACCAGACGAAGTCCGCTCGGTTCCTGGCCGAGATGCTGGGTCGGCCAGCGCCGACCCGCTTCGGCCATTTCGATGTTGTGGAACTCGATAACGGTGTCTCTCTCGACTTCGCTTGCGCCGAGGGCCCGATCCGTCTGCAGCACTACGCTTTCCTGATCAGCGAAGCGGATTTTGACGCTGTCCTCGCCCGCATTCGCGAGCGAGGGCTCAAATACTGGGCCGACCCGATGCGCCACCATCCGGGCGAGATCAACCACAACGATGGCGGGAGGGGCGTCTACTTCCCGGACCCAGATGGCCACTACCTGGAAGTCATCACCCGGCCCTACGGGAGCGGTGCCCTGCGTCGGGCATCCTCGTGGACGATCCAACCATGCCAGAGCCGGTCTACGATCCTCAGGACTTGGAACGTCTCCTAGTATCCCGGCAAAACGCCGGCGACGTCGATGGCATGACCGCATTGTTTGAGCCCGATGCGGTGATCGACTGCGGTGGTGGACGGCTCATCCGAGGCAGGGAAGCGATTCGTGCCTTCTATGCGAGATCGTCGCCGCAGGGCGAAAGTTCGCGTTCGGCGAGCAGCGACCGGCCCTCATCTGCGGCGACCTGGCCCTGACCTCGACGCGCCTTCCCGACGGTGACATAACCTCCGAAGTCGCCCGCCGCCAAGCCAACGGAGGCTGGCTCTGGGTAATCGACCGCTATTCTGTCGCTTGGTCGGCAGGCTCCTGAGCGCCACATCGGTCCATGCTAATCGCTTTCGTTCTCCTCTGTGTCTCGGTGGTTCCCCCTTCTTCCTACCGACTCCCCGGCCGCTATATCCGCCCCGGCGAAGTCCTCAGATACCGCCATTCGGGATCCCTCAGCAGCTTCTTCACCGCCGGCCAGTGGTCGCGGTTGAAGACGTCGATGCCCCGCTCCTCTTTCCATTTGAGCGCCACGACCATCGGGATCTCGGCCACCTCCCGGAGTTCGCGCGAGGGCGAGTAGCCGTCACCCGCGTTCGCCGCGGCCTTGTTCGCCTCGAGCACGGGCTCCACGTCCTGGACCCGCTCGATGGCGAACGCACCGGTGGCAGAGTCGAAGTGCAGCCATTCGACGATGCCGTCCGGCTGCACTTCGATGAGACGCTTCTCGGTCATTGCGTCCGCGCCGCCCCTACTCCCCCGCCCGCTCGATCCAGCCCATCTCGGGGATGAAGCTTGCCGCGCCCGACTGGGAGGGCAGCCAGATGTGGATGAGGCAGGAACCCTGGGGCGGGATCACGACCTTCGGCACCTGCTGGAGGGTGAAAGTATTGGTCTGCTTCTCGAGGATCAGCGGCGCATCGACGCCGCCGAACTTCAGGATCGCCGTGTCGTTGGCGACCGGGATCGCCGGCAGCAGCAGGCGCTGGCCGACCAGCATGCGCGCCGCGGCGGTCCTGGCCGATGCGGTGATGTTGCCCGCCCGGACCTTGGCGATGGAGCCGTTGCCCTTGCCGCCATGCACGTTGTTGATGTTGGCCGAGAGGTCGCTGCCGCCCGAGCTGTAGCGGTCGACGGCGAGGTCCAGCTGGGCCGCGGCCAGCAGCGCGGTGCCGGCCGTGCCCGGCGCGGTAGCGATGAGGGCGAGGAAATCCAGATAGATGTTCTTCCCGCCCGGAACGTCCTTGTTGTAGATCGCGAGGAAAGGATTGGTGTCCGAAAAGGCATTCGTGGTGGCGCCCGTGGCGATGCCGGTCTGGGCATTCTGGACGCAGAAATAGCTGCCTTCGTCGGCGAAGCCATGCATGTCGGGTCCGTGGACCTCGACGGGGGTGAGTGAAACCATGTTCTTTTCTCCTGAGAGGGGTTAGATGCCGCCTTCGCCCGGTGTTGCGTAGAGCTGGGCGCTCCCGCTTGCCGCTGTAACCGCCGCGAGGAAGTCGGCGCCCCCCGTGGCAAAAACGCGTTCGCTGTTTGGCAGCAGTGCGAGGCTGCTATTGGGATTGGCCGAGTTCTGCTGGTTGGCCCCGATGAACTCGATGAAGGCGATCGACGGGCCGGCGTTGACCACGCGCACGGTGGCCGACCTCCTGCGCGGGATTTGCGATGGGTTACCCGTCGGCGCCTGGGGCGGCGGCAGGATGTTGTCGAACTGCACCGCACCTGGCGTCGGCCCCGCAGCGAGCGAAACCGTCGTGTTCGGCCCCGCTGGCGCAAAGGGCGTGTTGCGGAGGGTCATGTCGCCCCCCTTACTTGCTGCCGGCGCCGAGGGCCGGGATAATGCTCGCCCGCGCGATGCCGACAAGCCCTGCGGACGCGCCCGAAGCTCTGGAACCGGTCAGCCAGGTGTTTGCCGGCACCTTGACCTTCACGGGTGCGGCCACGGCGTTGAGCCCGGCGGAGGCCACGCTCTGACCGCTCATCAGGTTGCTGGCGGAGGTCGTGCCATTGACCGCCGTCTGCCCGAAGGAGACAGTGCAAGCGCCGCTGGACTGAGTCAGGACCTCGAGGCTGAAGTCCGTGACGATCACGTCATAGCCGAGGTTGTTCTGCCAGGAGAGGATGCCGCCCCCGGTATCCGTTCCACCTGCGATGTTCCACTCCAGCCATTCGCCGCCGTTGAAGCGGGGCTGATTCGAGCCCGCTGGCCCCGCGTAGGCGCCTAGCCGGCACATGTCTTGCTGATCTTGCTCGCGCAAGACCGAGACCGAGCCGTCGGCATTCTGCCGTTCTGTTGCCATGATGATTCTCCAAAGGGAATGGGGGGCGCCCCGCCGGGAGCATTTTCGGCCGAACCGGGAACCGGTTCGGCGCAGAAAATGCGACCAACCCCATCTGGAGCATGTTCCGATTCAACTTTATCGGAACATGCTCCAAGGACGCCCCGCTTCAGGTTTCAGGGAGGAACGGCTTACGACAGGTCGGCGATTACGCCCGAGGCCGCCTGGTTGCGGGAGAGGAGCCCATATTCGCCAACCATCAGCTTCTTCATGCTGTCGCCGGTCTTGGCCAGATCTTCAATCCGGATCGGATCGAGCCAGGCGAGCTGCCACATGTCCGACTGCAGCACGAAGGCGGTGCGGTTCCGCTGGAACCGGTTGGTGACCACTTTCAGGTCGCCGAAATCGCTCTCGTAGACCTTGATCGCGGTCGCCAGTGTGCCCTTGGAAGTGTCCTGCATGCGGTTGACGTTGCCCGTGAAGGTCGAGACTACCTGCTTCTGGGCAGGGCCCACCATGAGCGTGTCGGCGTCACCGCCGGCACTATAGACCTGCTGGGCGACGGTCTTCAGGAGGGTCTCGCTGAAGGCCCGCTGCGTGCCGTCCGCGGCGGCCGAGACCGTGCCGCCGGAGAACCCACCGTTCGAGCCGCCGCTGCCCCGCGCGCTGTTGGTGGTGATCCAGGCTTCCAGGCTCCCGGTCGTGCGCGCGGTCGTGGTGCTGCCGGCTGCCGAGGCCTGGTTCTGCGTCAGGATGGCCTCCATGTCGCGCTTCAGCTCCTTGGTCTTCTTGACGATCTGGTAGGAGAGCTCGGAGCTGCGGCCGGCCTTCTTCACCGTCTCTTCCGTGCGGGAGAGCACGACCGAGGCGTTGGAGATCTGCGTCCGGTTGCCCACCCTGACCGTGGGCGTGACGGCGGCGATCGAAGTGTCGTCGCCTTCGATCTGGGCATTGCCGGTGTTGGGCGAGGCGAGCGCGTCCGTCTGCCACTCGAAGTAGGTGTTCTCCGCCTTCGCCTTCCCCATCATGTTGGTGAAGGGGCAGTCGGTCGGGCTGATATTGGCGATGAAATCCTTCAGGTCTTCGCGGATGCCGATGGCGGCATAGGTGGAGAACGTGTTGGTCGGGAAAGCCATGTCTAGTTTCCTTCTATCAGGCGCGCCAGGGCCTCGGCCTGCTGGTCCGAGCTGCCATGGCGGGCGATTGAGGTGAAGGCAGCCGCGCGTGCAGGATCCCGGCCTCGTTCGCCGCCACCGCCCGGCCTCGCCAGCTTCGGCGCGTCGGCGATCTTCTTCGCCGTCGCGGTCTTGGCTGCGGCTTGGCTCTTGCGATGGGCGGCGGCGTCGCGGATGACGACGGCCATGCGGTGGTCGAGGACGGAACCGATTTCCTGGCTGTTGAAGCCGATGCTTTTCAGGTAATCGGTCTGCTCGGCCACCAGCGACTTGGCCTTGGCGGGATCGGCCAGCTCCGGGATGGCCTGGATGAGCTTGCTGCGCTGCTCGCCGAGCCAGCCATTGAACCGCGTCTCCTGTTCCTGGCGCTCCCGCTCGGCCGCCACCTGCATCTCGTTGCCGGCCGCCTGGAGAGCCTGGGCCCGCGCCTGCCAGCGGATGAACCGGGCAGGATCCTGGGCCGCCATCCGTTCGAGGTCGTCGGGCGTGCGGATGTCGGCGAACTCACCGGCTGTCTGCTTGATGAGCTTGTCGACCACGACCGCCAGACTCTGCACGTACTGTTGCCGCTCTTGGGAAGCGACCAGCAATTCGGCATCCGCCGCCTTGCGTTTTTCGGCCGCCTCGTTCACTTGCCGGTTGAAAGCCGCCGTCTGCTCGGCGTCCCGTTCGCGGATGACTTTCTGCAGGTCCGCTGGGAGCTTCGCGAAGACGTCTCTCGCCTCGGCAGGCCATGAGCTCGGCGCCGCGATGACCGGGGATTCCGGGTCGCCCTCGCCCTCACTCTCGCTTCCGGTGACCGGCTCGCTGTCCGGGCCGTCGCCGGCGGGCTCGTCACCCCCGGCCGGCTGGGCATCGGGCTTGCCCAGGCCCGCGCCAGCGATTTCAGAATCCTTCCCCGCGCCAGCGATTTCAGAATCCTTCCCCGCGCCAGTGTTTTGGGAATCTCTGCTGCCCGGGCGGCCTTCGCCGCTGGGGGAGCCCGCGCCGCTATCCGGCTTCTCGAGCAGTTCCGTCAGGGCCACGACCGTCTCGTTTCCGCCGTCGGTCGGCATTGGCGCGCTATCGGGCATCAGGGTTCTCCTGTTGGCGGCGTTCGGCCAGCCGCTCGTTGGATTCGATCTCGTCCGTGGCGACCAGGCCGTCGCGGACCAGGCCTTCGAGCTCGGCCCGGAAGGCCGCGGCGGCCCTGAGCCGCCAATAGGCCTGCTCGCGGAGCGAAACGTCGGCCGCGCCACTACCCGCCCAGGCCTCATGGGCGCGCCGTTCGATGGCGGCGAGCGCTTCGGCGATCAGCGGGTCGGCAAGTATCGTCGCCGCATGGATGCCGCGGTTCTTCTGGGCCTGCGGCGTGCGCGGGACTCTTGCGGGCTCCGGTTCATAGGGCAACGGACCGACGGCACCCGCCGACAGCCGGCGCCAGAACCTGGCGATCATGGACTGCCCATCGGGGCTTGCTGCATCGGCGAGGGCGCGGGCTGCAGAGGCTGCGCAGGCTGAGGCTGCGCCCCTGTCTGGTCTCCGGCCGGATCCCCGGTCTGGTTCATCGCATCGCGGAAGATCTCGCTCAAGACCTCGTGGATCGTTTCCTGCAGGCTCCCGCCTGCCTTGATCGCCGCGGCGGCGATGGTGGCGCCGGCGGCGATCTTGGCCTTCACGATGTCGGCCTTGGCGGTGACGGCGGCTTCGATCGCGCGGGTCCCGGGCTCACTCTGGGCCCGATGCATGTCGGCCTGAGCGCGGATCACCCCCGCCTGGGCCGAACCCTGGGCATAGATCGCCCGCGGATCCGGCGCCTGGGGTGCCGGCGCCCCGGCCGGCGGTGGCGGAACTGCGCCTGCCGATTTGGGATCGGTGAAATACGGCCCCGCGGTTTTCAGTCCCGCGTTCTCGCAGATCTTTTCCAGCGTGTTGTAGACGTTCTGCAGGCCGACCAGCGGATTCTGGGGGCCGAGCTGCTGCATGGCCGCCTGCTGAGTCTGCAGGATCATCATCAGATGCCCCAGCATCTGGTCCTTGTTGCCATTGCCGAGCCCGACCGTCACCGTCACGTCCATCTGGTCGTTCCACTCCCGCGGGTCCATGGCGACCCAGGTACCGCGCAACCGCACCATCCTCGGCTCCTGCTGATGCTTGCAGACCAGCTCGAGGATCTTCTTGAAGATGCCGGCCACCAGCATCTCTCCGGCGTTGCGCGCGATCAGCTCCTGGCGCATCTGGGCGAAGCCCGTGATCAGGTTCACCCCCGTCGCCGTCTTGTTGAGGGAGTTGGCGTCCAGCCCCTGGTTGTAGCGGGTCACCCCGGTGCGGGTTTCCTGCTTCGTATCCAGCATCTCCAGGAGCGGCATGGCGAGTGGCGCGATGGAGGCCGTCTCCAGCGGCATGAAATGCCCCTCGGGCATCACGTTGGGGTCGGTCATGCGCACCAACCCGCCGGGCCTGGGCGTCAGCATGTCCTCCACGTTGACCTTGCCCGAAATGGCGAAGCGCCCATTGTTGGCCCGGTACATGTTGTCCAGCACCTGGCGCGTGACCGTGGACTGGGTCAGCTGCAGGTCCATGGTCAAATCGGCCATAGAAAGCCCGAAGAACTTGTGCGGCTGGGGTACCGGCGTCCAGTAGGCGAAAGGCAGGGAATCGATCTCCTCGTTGTCGAGGATGGTCATGCCCGGATCGCCCGCGACCGTCACCTTGCGCAGCTCGGCGAGGCCGTCGCCGTCATAGTCCATCTTCAGGTAGCATTCGGTCAGCCAGACCTCCTTGGTCGAGGGATCGAGCGCCGGATTGGTGATGAATGGCGCCTCGTCCTCGGCCCTGAACCGCTCCAGCCGCTCGGCGTTGAAGTCTTGCGCGTCGTTGCCCGGCAGGCCGTCCACGACCTTCCTCGAATAGCCCATCTCCAGAAGTTCCGTCGCCGTCTTGCGCACCCGATGGCCGATGAAGGCCGCGCCCGCCAGGCTGACAGCCCGGCGCGAGATCAGGAACTCCTCCGGCGGCACGGCGCGGATTTTGACCCGGCCCGTCTTCTTGCGCTTGCGCACCACCACGTCGTGCAGCGTGGCGGGCTGCGGCACAGGCAGGCCGGTCTGCGGGTTCGGCTGCATCACCACGCCAGCATAGGCATCATGGGCCACGACCTCGACGTCGTCGGGGGCGACGAGCTGTTCCAGCTCCAGGTCCGTCAGGCCCTGGTAGCGATCCTTGGTGATGTCCTCGCTGTCCTCCCAGCCGATTTTGACCACGCCGCATTTCTGGATCAGGCCGTCGCGCAAGGCCGTCTGCAACACGTCATAGCCCTTGTTGTCCTTGGTGAAGATGTAGTTCGTGTAGTCCGTCGCCTGGCCGGCGACCGCCTCGTCGCCCGGTCCGACGGGATCGAACTCCGCCACCTTGTCGCCGCTGACGAAGATCTTCATCAGGCTCGGCATGATCGATTCGACCACGTCGCGCACTTCGGTGGTCACGATCTGGGAAGACCCCTCGACCTCGTTCCCGTACGGCTCGGCGTTGTAGTACTGCAGCGCCTTGAGGCGCGCCTGCGCGAGCTTGCCGTTGAGGAAGCCGAGCGCCCCGTTGATCTGCGCCTTGCAGATGGCGAGCACCTCGTCGTCGGTCATCTTGGCCATGGGGTCAGCGGGCTTTCTTCTTGGCCGGCGCAGGCTCCTCGACGAATTTGTCGTTTTTGGGCGCGCTCTTCAGCCTGACAATTTCCGCCTCCATGGCCGCCAGCCGCCGTTCGAGCGCTTCGATCCGCACCAGCAAAGCAATGCTCATACATAACTCCCCTTCGGGTACTTGATCGGCTTCGACCGGGGCTTCACCGTCGCCGCGCGTAGCATCATCAGGGCGTAGCGCGTCGCGCTCATCAGGTCGTCGGCTTCCTTGACGATCAGGCCGTCCTTGCGGTGGTAGAGGCGGAATTCCTCCCACCAGTCGTTGAGGTGTGCCGCGACCTTCAGTCGGCCGGTCTTCATCCGGTCGAGCATGGCGATGACGCCGGCTTCCACGCTGACGCCGCCGTCCTCGAAGGTGGCGGGCTCCGCCAGCATGGCGACACCCTGGTCGCGATACTGCTTGGCCAGCGTCTCGCCCGATCCCTTGTCGTGCTGCAGGCCGTCCTGGGGCCAGGCGACCGGGATCCAGTCGCCCCGCGCCTTGATGGCGGCGGCATGGACGACGGGCGTTTCCACCTTCACCCGATAGCAGTCGGTCACGTGCACGACGTCGGCGTCCCGGTCATGGGCGAGCCAGACCGCCGCTGTCGGATGGTCCCAGCCGAAATCGATCCCGGCTATGCGCGCCCAGCTCTGGGGCAGCGCGATTGCCGGCTCGCTGATCGAGGCTTCCGCGATCGGGAAGACGCGACCCGAGCCCAGGATCGGCGTCCCGCGCACCCGCGCCTCGCGCTCATGCTCGGGATAGCTGGCGACGATCCGGGTACGCTCCGCCTCGGCAATATGCTCGGCGTCCTCGATTACCATGTTCGTGTCATGCCGGTCGGGCGATGGCTCCATCAGGAATCGCCGCACCACCTCGGACATCCCCAGGAGCGGCGTGAAGGTCAGCCACATCATGCCGCCGGTGGCGTTGGTGCGGGTCAGGCCCTCGAGATAGATGTCGAGCGGCGGCTCCTCGTCGTCCCACAGCCAGTCCAGGCTTTCGCCCTGCCACTTCTCCCGGCCGCGCTCATAGGACTTGAAGCTCATCATCGAGACGCCGCCGCTGACATGGCGCACGCGCACCTGGTCCATCAGGTCGGCGACGCCGCGGGCCATGCTGTAGCCGGCGATGTCCGCCCCCGGCACCATGCCGCTGCCGATCGAGGTCGGCCGTCCCATGAGCACGCGCTGGGGATTGTCCCGCGTGCTCTCGCCAGTGACGCCGGCGACCCAGCCGATGGTCGGCCGGTCCCAGCGCCGGCCCTGCCACCAGGCGGGATATTTGCCCGTCAGGTGATAGGCCGCTTCGGCCGCGCCTGCGACGGTCTTGCCCAGCTGGTTGCCGGCGCGCAGCAGCCGTTCGCGATGGCTGGCGCCGGCGGCGTGGAACTCTGCCTGCTTAGTGTACGGACGGTAGGCGCTGAGGCGCAGCTGCGACAGGCGTTCCCGAAGGTTCGCCAGCAGCTCCCGCCTCCTCTCCCTCGAGATTCGCGAGAGCGCGCTCGAGAGCGCGGAGTTCATCGGCCGACATCTCGTCGAACGGCGTGCGGGTGACTTCCACCTGCTGCAAGGGCTTGCCCCATCCGCGCTCCAGCAGGTCGGCTGCCG